AAGAGCTGTTCCAGGAACTACAGCAGCTGAAGCAGGATGGCGCCGACGTGACACAGGCCCTGGCGGATGCAAAAGACCAACTGGACCAGATCTTCACCGGGACAACAAGCGACGATATCAGCGCTTCGATTATCGACGGTTTTAAGCAAGGGAAGCGAGGCGCTGAGGACTTTGCGGACGACTTTCAGGAGCTAATGACCAACGCACTGCTCTCGTCGCTCCAGTCCCAGACACTGGAGCCCGCCCTACAGCAGTTTTATGAGCAGTTTTCTGACTTCTCCCAAAGCGATAATGTTTTAACGTCCGCGGAGATAGAGCAACTCCAAAAGCAGTATAACGACATCATCAATAATGCCGCGACTCAATTCCAGCAGCTGCAGCAGATCGCCGGGACGAACCTGGCTGGGAACGGAGCCAGCACAAACTCATTAGCCGGCGCGATCAAAGGTATCACCGAGGACCAGGCTGAGCTGCTTGCCGGGCAGTTCGGTGGCCTCCGGATCACAGCAATTGACCAGCTGAAGGTGGCGCAGCAGAATCTCGATGCGCTCAACATCATCGTCGACAATACCGGAAACCTTTTAGAGATGCGGGCGATACTTCGCCGGCTGGAATTAAACGGCATTAAAATTCAATAACATGTCAAATTTCTCAGGACGGCACTTTATAGACGGGGTTGATCTCTGGACTAATTACGGGATGTTTGTGGAGTCCGGCTCCGACGACTTCCTGAAATTCCCGCCTCGTAAGGACAGTATTACGCATGATTGGCAGGATAGCAACGGGCAGGATGTGGACTTATCTCGGGTGTTCTTCGAAGATCGGGACATCACACTGCAGATGGCGATCGTTGTGTATGATAAAGCTACTTTCTGGGCCAACTGGAAAGCCTTCATGGCCATGTGGTCCCAGCCTGGCACCCGCCGGCTGACCATAGCCGAATTCGAGCAGTCTTTTTATGTGTACTACAAATCTTGTTCGGCCTTTACCCGGTTTACCCGCCTGCGGGATGTTGATAAGATCGGATGTAAGTTCACCATCGTGGTCAATGAGCCCGCGCCCACATTCGATAATACCGATGTTTTTATCGTAGATGAGGACGGGAGGTTCCTGGTGACTTGATCATAATAGAAAACCAGTATGAGCTTGAGCAAATGGTATACCTCAAAACTGACCCTGATCAGCTCAGGAGATTGGTAACCGGCGTTATGCAAACCCCAGATGGGATTTTGTACCAACTGACCTTTGTCTCAACTGTTTCGCTTCATTATGAGTTCGAGATATCGGATGGAAAGGATACCCTAAATCCTTGAATAATGGCCCCAAAATATTCCAAAAAATATTCCTAAAAGTTGTAACGCATGGATACGCTCGACATTTACCGCGCTGGCAATCTCTTTATCACGATCAAACCCGACGACAGCAGCACCCAGACCAAAAAGGTGATGGGAGATAATATTTTACAGCTGACGTTCAAAGACAACCGGTTTATCCCGTTCATGCTGAACGACTACTGTGTGGTATATGGCGAGATCTACTCACTCAATACCCTGCCCACTTCAAAAAAGGATTCCGGCTACCTCTTCGAATATACCCTTACCCTGCAGGCGGATGGCTTCAACCTGGCAAAGGCGCAGTTTCTTTTCCTCGGCGCCGACAATACGCTCCGCGAGTCCGACTTCTCCCTGATGGGAACAGCCGACGACTTCATCGATCTGGTGATCCAAAACGCCAATAGAGCCAGTGCCGGCTGGGTAAAGGGCACCGTGATCGATGACGGTTATCACAACATGACCTTTTCCGGGAGCAACTGTTACGACGCCCTGGGCAACCTGGCCACCGAGTTTAAAACGGAGTTTTGGATCGATGGCCGCACCATACATCTCACCGGTCGTTCCCGGGATACCGGCTGGACTTTCCGGCAGGGCAGAAACAAAGGCTTGTATGATATCACCCGGCTACAGCAGAACAACACCAGCGTAGTGACGCGGCTATACGCCTTCGGCAGCGATAAGAATCTGCCGGCAGGCTACCGGAACTATACGCCGAGGCTCCTGATGACCGATGGCATCTATTCGCTGGATAAGAACGTCGACAAGTACGGCGTGGTCGAAGCGACCCAACTGTTCGATGATATCTTTCCAACCCGGACGGGAAAGGTCACCTCTGTCGATGCGGCCAACTTTTACCACTTCATTGATGCCTCGATGGATTTCGACCTGAATACCTACCTGCTACCCGGCCTGACCGCAAAGGTAACTTTCAACACCGGCCAGCTGTCGGGCTATACGTTCGAGCTATCCTCTTACGATAATGCGACGAAGCAGTTCACGCTTCTGCAGAACAAGGACGAGACGGCGATCGTAGTCCCTTCTGCCGACCTTAAGCCGGCCATCGGTGATTCGTACGTCCTGGTCGATATATCGCTGCCGCAGAGCTATATTGACACCGCAGAGGCAAAGCTGAAGGATACCGCGCAAACTTTCCTTGATGCCAATTGCGAACCATTGGTGATCTACCAGATCACCTTCGACCAGGTCTATCTGAAAAAGAGGAACATCATGCCGGCCATCGGAGATGCTGTATGGCTTGTCGATAATGACTATGATGTCGATCGCAGGATCCGCATAACCTCAACTACGCGCGGTATCATCAACGAATGGGACCTACAGGTGGAGCTGGCGGATAATATTACACCTGGTACGATCACGTTATTGACGCAGGGCGTTGCCGACAATGCCCTGGGCCTTTCTGCTGTCAACAGCACCTTGCAAAATACCGCTATCCTCAACCGGCGCATAATAGGGGACCTGTCGGTCTCTCAGGGTACTATCGTGCTCCTTGATCTGCCAACAACCGCCGACCTCACCGGCTTTTCTGAGATCGTAGTACAGAACTCCACCGGCCGCGTGTATCGCAAGATTTAAGAACTTCAACCGAAGTTATAACATTACGTACGCCTCCCGTCCGCGTAGATTTTACTTTGCGGCCGTAATCTTCACGCATGGATGTTGTAACTGTCAGGATACCGGAGCTGGTGGCAAAGACAACGGACCTCAAAGGAGAGGACCGTTTGCCGATTTGGGATTCCGACATTGACAAAACCCGGCGTGTAGATCTCGACACCCTTCGCTCTTACATTCTTTCCGACGGCGGTTCTACGATCGTACCAACTCAATCCGGCAATACAGTCATCTATGTCGTGGGAGACGCGGATCCTGGCGGCACAATCGCCAGCATCCCCTCCCTGGCCGGACAAACCTCTTTTTCGCTTCGCCGCGATGGCCTTCCGCTTTTGCCGGAAACAGATCCCGCCGTTACCGATCCCGACGATCCGGCCTTTGGCGAGTTTACTATCCTTGTTGGCGGCGGATTTAAATTAAAGCAGCCCGGCGACGAACTGCGGTTGAAACAGCGGTATGAAATTACCCTGGCGCCAGCAGCTGGTGGATCGGGAAGCATCGGCGGCGGAGGTGGATCCGGTGCACCGCTAATCAAAGGGGTCAAGGCCATCACCACCAATTTCACGCTGACCGCCGACCATGTCAATCTGCTCATCCAGATTCGTCTCGGCGCCACCCCTGCAACCCTGACACTGCCTAAAATAGAAGAACTGCCGGAGAATACCATTATCCCGATCGAGGCGATGATCAATAATACCGTGTATGGCAGGATCACCACACAGGAAGGGCAGTACATCTACTACAACAACACCTCTGTCAATGACGCCTCGCCAATCAGATTCTATATAGGCCCGGGCGAGCTCATGTGGCTGTATGTGGGATCAGACGGTTTTTACATGATCAATGGGAGGGGGAATTGGGATCAGGTGGGGGACATTGTTCCGAGATACAAAGCGGGCCTGAATGAAGTATTTGGCGATGGGTCGCTTGTTGCCCGCTCATCGGTTTCCCGCCTGTTTGAGTTTGCAGACTCGTTGCCCTATTCTATGGTCGATGACGCGACTTGGCTCGGCGATATTAAGTATAGAGGATGCTTTAGCAGGGGCGACGGATCTACGACTATGCGTCTGCCCGATCTGCGCAATGTCGCCCTTCGTGGACTCAATGCTTTTGATGGATTTACCGGCGACGCTGAGCGTGGCTTTAATCATCCGGGTGGCTACCAGGCAGACGCATTAAAGATTCACGACCATATTACCCAAGCCAAGGGATTGATCTCGGCCGGCGGGGGGAATGGCTACCTGAATATTTCTAATACGCCCATATCCGGGAAGATTTTAGGAGGCTCCGGTCCAGCCATCTTTGGCACGGGGGCCGATCCGGATCCCACCATGCGAACTGGCGATGCAGGCGATTCCAGCACTGAAACAAGGATGAAGAACATCGGTATGTTGTACGTAATAAAATGCTAATGATGATGAGAACCATAAAAATCCTTTTTGCTCTTTTTCTCTCGCTGATCCTGACACAAGCGCAGGCGCAATTTCCGACCTTTTGGTCCAACAAAATCTTTACGCCCACGCAGTACGATTATGTGAACATAGCGAAGGGCGCCATTATGCCCGCCGATACGGCGGCAAATGCGCCAATTCGGTCTCTTGCTGTTATAGACGGGAAAGTATATGTCAAAGGGTCTTCCTGGTGGACGGTGGCCGGCTCGGACACTACCAGCCTGTCTCAGCGTATCAACATTAAGAGAGACGTCCTGGATACAGCATATGCCCACCATCTTCAGACGAGAGAACGAGGACAGCAGATTGCAGACAGTCTTGGCGACAATGTCGCGCGTAATTACCTGCCGGTGGCCTGGACTTCAAGCCCAGTTGTAGCTGGTAATTCCAAAATCCTACATATTGTTTCCGGTGTAATAATGGCAGATATGCCGACATTCCGCGAGCGCGTAAGTGTGGCGGGCAATAACATAACACTTTGGGATTCTACATATGGTCAGGGCGGCTCCATTTTGGTTCTTCCGAATATGCCTGGCTTTTTTTTACAGCAGTCTAGTTCGGCAGGTCATGGCATCCATGTCATGATGGATTCGATCAGCCTCTTTGATGACGGGGGTACGCCTATTTATTTTTTACCAAACGGGGGCGCAAAATTTCAGGGGCATGTAGCCGGTGTGACAGAAGCTACGACGGACAGTTCCAAGTTCCTCGCCTCGACGCAATTACTCCACCAGGTGCTTGGAGGATTTGTTACCGGCGACCGGCTGGCTGATTCTCTCAACAGGCTCGACGTCTTCACACTCCAGCGACCATTGTACTTCTTCAATAATGGCACCGACTCGGGCATTTCGGTAAAGAATGACTCAGCAGCATGGAACGCGAAGGCTCTGCAGGGCATTGCAATAAGTCCCACTACCCCGACGAATGGACAAGCCATGCTATTCGATCTGTCCTCCAGCAGCTGGAAGCCGGGGACGGTTGCGAGCGGGGCGACGAACATCGGGACTGCGCCATCGCCCACCTCCGTGTCGATAACATCGTCGTCCGGGTCTGCCGGAACATTTCCTTTGGCCGATAACACTAATGCCGGCGCATTGGCCCCGGGACTGCACCAAAACATCTCCAGTTACACGCACTTTAATACATCGCATGTTTCTGGCGCCAATAATATCGCCTATGGCGTGGCAAGTCCTGACAGTGTAGTGTTCCGAGATCTCTTGCTCGCCAATAACGGGGGTATATTAATTGATACGACTCTCAGTTATCAGCAGCTGCTGCGGTATGGCCTAAAGCTGGACACAAATTACAGCGCCCTTCAGGCCTATGTAGCGAATCATGCTGGGGGAGGCTTCTCCAGCCCATTGTCCGCACTTGGCGATATCATGTATGGAGCATCCGGCGGAGCGGCGACCAGATTGGCGGGTAATACGAGCACAACAATGCAGGCCCTCGTCCAAACCGGAACAGGATCCGTTTCGGCCATTCCTGCCTGGCACACTTTCGTAAAAAGTGATGTTGGCCTGGGCAGTGTCGAGAACACGGCTCTATCGACATGGACGGGCAATACCAGCATAGCGAGTGTTGGCACTATCGGAACGGGTACGTGGGATGCAACAGCGATCGCTGCTGGAAAAGGCGGGGCCCCGACGGGTGGAACCACCGACCAGGTGCTGACAAAAAACAGTAGTACCAGTTATGATTATAGCTGGAAAACACCATCGTCTGGTTTTTCGGACCCCATGACCACGATGGGCGATATAATCATCCGTAACGCCAGCAACGTAACCGCAAGACTCGCAGGCAATACAACTGCAGGCATTCAGTTTCTTTCTCAGACCGGCACCGGTTCTGCCTCAGCCGCTCCCGTTTGGCATACACTTGCCAAGAGCGATATAGGATTAGGCAGTGTGGAGAATACCGCTCTCTCCACCTGGGCCGGTTCTGCTAATATCACCACAGTCGGCTCTATTGGTTCAGGAACCTGGCACTCAACGGTGATTGGAACCGCATATGGCGGCACAGGAGCATCTTCGCTAACAGGCATCCCCAAGGCCAATGGCGCCAGCGCATGGACTGTGGCGATTGCATCCGATTTTCCCACGCTTAACCAAAGCACAACAGGCAACGCGGCAACCGCAACAAATCTTGCAGGCGCAGTTTTGCTTCCAACAGGCATAACCGTGGCAACACCAACCCTTGCAGCTCAACCGGCCAACAAGGGCTATGTAGATGCGGCGATATCGGGAGCTGTACCGACGTTATCGAGCGGCGTATATACTCCTACGGTAACCTCAACTCTTAATTTTTCTCCCAGCGGCACTGCTCTTGGATTTTATCTAAAGGTGGATAGTATTGTGTATGTAAGTGTTAAAATCTTCGGCTTCCCTGGATCAGCTGGAGATGTCGGGGCGGCAATCACCCTGCCTATCGCGACTACGTTAAACGGAAATGACCTGTACGGATCTGGGATTACAGGACAAAGCACTTCCCCGAACATAGGAACTCTTATAAGCGGCATACCGGGGGCGAATAAAGCGCAGGCTTCATTTACTACTCTGGGCACAGATCCCTGTAACGGTACTTATCATTTTTTTTATATAGTTCATTAACATGAAAAAACTTCTTCTCATACTGCTCCTTTTCCCCTGCCTGGCTCACGCCCAGTTGGTCGAGCATGCGGGCATGAATTGGACATCGAGCACTCCGACGCTGACAGCAACACCGACAACGATCACGGGGACCTCTGTGGCTGGCTCCTCCGGAGCGTCTGTGTTTTATGATATATCGGCAGCCGTATTAGGGTCGAACAGCGTGGTCTCGACTGCAATAACAGGCTGGGAGCTCAGCAAAGACAATACGACATTTGCCGGAACGCAGACTATGACGCCAACCGGGGGCGTCGTCACGCAGCGGATATATGCCCGGCTGAAGTCATCCAACACGGCGGCGTCCTACAACGGAACAATTACCAATACGGTGACGGCACTAAGTTTGACCGCTCCAGTAACCGCGAACGGCACAACGAGCGCGGCGCCTTCGCTATCGGCTACGCCTTCGAGTATAACAGCACTAAACGGAACGACCGGCACAGCGGGGACCGCACAAACCGCGACGGTAACATATGTTGGTACAACAGTCAGCGCGGCATTCCCTACCAATACCGAAATCTCTCAAAACGCGGGCAGCACTTACACCGCCTCTTCGCCGCAGACCATCACAGGAGCCTCACCGCTGGCCCTTAAAATCAGGACGACAGCAGCGGCGCCGGCTACCGCGATATCCGGGAATCTTGTCCTAAGCGGCTCTGGCGTGACTACGGTAACGATACCGGTGAGCGGGACGGTATCCGATGCTACACTCCCTTCCGCCATCTTCAATTTTAGCAAGACGGCAAGTACTGTTACAGGAGCCAAAAACGTATTTGGCGATCCAACGGCGAGTCCGTCGTTCACAGAGGCGACCACCGGTTGGATTCTAGCTGTTAGAGGAGCGGGTTGGATGAAGTTTGGAGGAACGGAATACGGAGGCGTGGGAAATGGGGCAACTGTCGCAAGTTCAGACGGCACCTTCACTCAAACGCAGATAGGATCATGTCTGTATAATATAGCGGATTACTCATCCGCGCAATGCCAACTGGAATTTACCAATCTCGCCGCCGGCACATATGCTATTACCTTACTGGGTAGTATTCCAACCAGTGTTTTTGATAATACCGGGAATTGCGAATTTGATGTTGTGTTTGGAACCGGTAGCAATAACCAAAAAGTTTACGATCCTAACGGCAAGCCGGCGAGTACCGGTAATATAACACCGGCAGGTCCAGGCACCGTGACTACCGGATCGTTCACCGGCACTATTACCTCGGGACAAACGATAAAGATATGGGTCATGAAGGGTACGGGCGGCGCAAATGTTGGGGCGCTGGGTTATATAAATGCTCTGAAAATCGTTAAAACCAACTGATGAAAAAAGTATTAGCACTTGCTCTATTTGCCCCGATTTTCTTCGGCACTAAAGCACAGACGCCCGATAGTGTGGCGATTGGACTGGGCGAGTATGTCAACTTCGCGCTGAATACCACTACCCATAAAGGGTATGTGGTCAACGGCAACCTAACACCAATTCCGGGAGCGCCTTCTAATTTGTATTCTGTTACTGGTGGATGTCATCATGGATTTGCTATCGATAGCGCTTTTAATGCGTGGGGGTACGCTGACGGTTCGACGGGCCAGTTAGGCAATGGCTCTACCTCTGGCAATAGTTCTATGACGAAAGTTTTAACAGACAGTCTGGGTAACGCTTTCACCGATATAAGGCAAATAGTTTGTGGTCGTAATAATTACGGCGGTTTTTGGAATACCTTATTCATCAAGGGCGACGGGACCTTGTGGATCTGCGGCGAGACGGAAGGGGGCGCCTTGGGCAATGGAACATGGGGTAGTGCGCATACTACAAGGCCTGTTCAAATTCATTTCCCTGCCGGAGTTCAAATAAAAAAAGTCGTTGAGGGGTATGTAATATGGGCTTTGGCTACGAATGGTGATGTTTACACCTGGGGTGGTGGCAATTCATTTTTTCAAAAGTGTTTGGCGCAAGGAGGATCACCCAACTATTTAACTCCAACGAAAATAACTCTTCCGGCACCTGCCAGCGACATAGCCTGTGGCGCACTGTGGTATTATGCGCTGGTGGATGGCAATGTCTACGCAACTGCGCAGGATAACTATTCCGATTATATCGGCATCTCCCCGCAGGGATCGCTGACTAACGTGGCGCAAAATGTCATGTCTTTTTATGGGTTCTCGGCGGGCAGCGTAAAGAGTATATACGCCAACGACGAAAGCTCTTATTGCATAAAGAACGATGGCACATTATGGGGGTGGGGCGGTAACGCGGTAGGTTCGGTTGGGAATGGAGATGAAATTGACTACGCCCGGTACGGCGGCTATCCATTGCCTTATGGTACTACCAATCCTTTTCCCTGGAACTGGGATCAGGGCAATCATGAGAACCAGGTTCAGCGTCCTGTGCAGCTGATGAAAGGATACCTCTTTAAGCAAGTCTATACCGAAAGCGCCTTGGTGTACTCTTGTTATGCGATGGGTGTGGACGGGAGATTGTATTCATGGGGTCGTAACAAAGGAGGTTGTCTTGGTAATGGTGTCGTAGAGGGCAATCCAACCAATGGCGCCATCGGATCACGATATCCCAACTTCGCAGACGTTCCCTGGCCTTCTCAGGTTAATCCTCAGCCATCAGGCACCAATTACCAAACCACCTGTCAGTACTGCCTGACACATCCTACAGAAACTAGCTGTGCTGTGTATACCATTCCCGCCAATACCAAGCCGGTTGCTCGTGTAACCGCGACAGTAACCGGAAATATGGTTGTATTGAACGGCTCCACATCTACTGACAATGTGCATATCACTTATTATTTGCATACTCAACTTTCGGGCAGTTCTGTCAATATGGGTTGCCAGGGATGCATGATAGATACCCTTAAAGGCGTATCCACCGGCACTTATACGATGCAAATGAGAACGATAGACAACGGATGGCTATCTGATAGCACTACAGTAACCTTTAGTGTCGGAGTGACCCCGCCAACCGTCACGCCCGGCGGACCCTATACCATAACCCTGCCCGCCAATTCGCAGGTTATCTCGGTCACGGCCGCCGGTAACGACGGAGCGACAATCACAGGCTACGCATGGACAAAAACATCCGGGCCCGGCTCGACGACAATTACCGGTAACACTACTGCAACCGCGACAGTCTCAGGGCTTCAACAAGGGGCATATGTCTTTCATTGTGTGGTGACAGACAGCAACACGACTACAGGATCGGCTGACGTTGCGGTTACCGTCAACCCAGCACCCGGGGGGACCATCGAGCGGAATTATCTGCAGGTGCACCGCTACCGGGCTAAAACAGTTCAATAACAATCAAAAATAAGACGATGAAAAAATCACAACTGCTCCTGATCGCAACATTATTTAGCCTCTTGGCATGCGGACAATCGAAAGCAGACAGTACTCAGCTAACGCCAAAGGATACGACACAAAAAGCGGCATCCCCCCAGCCGGTCGTTTTGAGGCCACACACTCAGCTAACGCCGGTAACGATAATATACAAAGCGGCGAAGAAGCGGGTCCTATGGCTCGATGGCTGGTATCAGCAGATCGGGCTGATCTACCCCACTGGGCAATGGGCCGAGAAGCCGACGGAGGCACTGCTGGATGAACAGAAAAAGCCAGTAATTAAGGACGATGTTATTTCCGTAACCGCCAGATAAATTACTATGAACCCGAACTCCCCAAATATTCCAATGCAGGTACCTTCTGAAGATTTTCGCGAAATGAAGAACAAGGTCGACAAGATGTACTACGCCCTGCTTGGCAATGAGCTGACGGAGGATGGCGGCCTGATCCGCCGGGTCGGCGAGAGTGAAAAAGAGATCGCTCTGCTACATGACCGCATCGACCAGCTGGAGCGAAAGAATATTAAGGGCGAGCTCTATCTGAATTGGCTTTGGGGGCTTGCGGGTTTCGTTCTCAGCTCTGGGTTCAGTGCACTGATTTATCATTTATTCAAAAAATAGTTTTATGACAAAAAATCCCGATTTCTGGAAGGTCCTGCTGGGCAGTGGCACCCTGGGCGCCTTCCTGGCTTATATGCTTATCGCCTTTATATGCGTGGTGGTGAGCGTCCTGATCGATATCAGCAGTCGCGATGTAGCGAGCACACATTCGCCAGTAAAATTCAGCTGGAACTTTGCCCTAACTGCCAATCTTGCGCGGTTTATGGCAAATATTCTATGTGTACCTATCTGCATCCGGCTGGTGTATGAATACGTAGACCCAAAATGGATGCTCTTTCTGGCCGTGGTTATTGGCATCCTGGTTGACCGGCTTGCCTTGTGGCTCAAAAACATCGGCATCTTAACATTCGACAAACTGACCGAAAAGATCAAGAACCGGGTAAGCAGTGACGACCACGCGATACTTCCAAGCCAAAATCAGCAATCATGAACGCCCTCCTTACAAAAGCCTGGTCAGGTATTGTCTCCTTCGTCCAGAAATGGTGGCTACTGCTTATTGCCGCCGGCATCCTGCTCTTCTTGGCCTTCCGTGGATGTAATAACCTGCCCAGCCACAATAATGATAAGAAGGCGCTGGATAGCCTGATGACGGTCTATGCTGCAGAAAAGAAGGCAGATCAACTAATCATTGACAGCCTGCAGCAGCATGACTTGCGGACATCACAGGAGCGCGACTCCCTGATCTCCGAGATCTTCGACGCACAAGAGGACTTATCAGAGCGCGGAAAGATCGTCCGGAGTAACCTGGCAGCTGGCGATACAGCGCGCGCAAAGAAGGATACAGCGGCGATCGTCCAAAACGCAGATGAGCTCCGGGTAATTGTCGCGGCAGGTGTTCCAGCTGTCCAGGGATATGAGCGGCTCACCGACTCCCTGATCAGCACCTGCCTCACGTCCGGAAGGGTAAAAGACAGCATCGCCAACACGTACAAAAGGCTGGCTGAGCGGGCTGACTCTGTCGTCGCCTTCCAACAGCAAAAGTACAATGCCCTTTCGTCCGACTATCGCAAGGCAAACCTGCGTCTGAAATTCAATAAAACGGTTAGTAGGGTAGAAGCCGCGGCGTTGCTGGCCACCCTGATCAAAATCTTCGTCATCAAAAACTAAGAACATACATGAAAAAGTTTATGCTTTTCGTCCTGCCGGCAATCATGCTGCTGACCTCCTGCCAGCACTACGGCGACAAGATCACTCAGCGCTATACAGCGCAGCAAGGTCATTGGGAGCCGGTAACCGACAGTTCCGGCAAGATCACCAGCAATGCTGAAGTATTCGACAGCCTCTATAAGGTTGTCCCTTCCAAAATCCAGAAATATGCCCTTGCCGAAAAGAACGGGCGGCTTGCGGTGTGTTACATTTTCCTTGGGTTGGCCGGCGCTCTGATTGCATTTGGTATCGCATTCCTCTCTGGCGGAGGCAAGCCGATAGTACTGGCAACCTTCCCGGCAGCGATTATCTGCCTTTGCATCGCGGCCGCTTCTATCGATTGGGCCGTCACTAAGGAAGCAGAGATCCCGAAAGTAACATACGATAGCCTGATGAAGGCCGATGGCAACCTTAAAGTGTTTTGGGACCAAAATCTATACAAATGATCTGGCTACCTCAGCTCATCCTGATCCTGCTGACGATTGCCATTGCCTACTGGCATTCCAGGCTGATAAAGTCCGGCCGGCCGATCAAACACGGCTTGTGGGCCTTTGTCGCCGGTGTGCTGATCGCCGGCGCCACCTGGTGGGTGTGGCCTGATCTTTCCGACCTGCAGCTGGTACTTTATGCCACAGCACAGGGATGCGCCCGACTCGTTGTGTTTAACGTCTCCCTGAACCTCTTCAGGGGCCTGTCCTGGAAGTATGTAAGCACCACAACCACATCGGTCATTGATCAGCTGGAGGGGCGCTTATTCGGCGGCAGGGTGTGGATCAGTGAAATCATGCTGACAATCATTTTTATTATCCTTCAATTTTTTATATGATGGACGCGACTCCAATCAAACCCCGTATCACTGACCAGGACTACGCTGACACTGCCGCAGACCTTGGCTGCAAGGTCGCGGCTATCAAAGCGGTTGCGTGTATCGAAAGTTCCGGATCTGGCTTTTTACCGACTGGAGAACTGGTCATTCTTTTTGAGCCGCATATCTTTTGGCGCCAGCTGGTTCGTCAACGGGTAGACCCAAAGACAGTGCTCAGCAACAACCCGGACATGCACGACATCCTATATGAAGTGTTTCGAGGTCACGACGGTGAGCATCCCTCTCAGCAATGGGACCGGTTGCGGCGGGCCGCACAGGTGAATATGAACGCCGCCTACAACTCTGCCAGCTTCGGAAAGTTTCAGATCATGGGCTTCAATTCGCAGGGGGCTGGGTACAAGAACATTTTCGAGTTTGTTCACTATCTGGACCTGGGGGAAAAGTATCACCTGCTCGCCTTCGCAAAATTGATAAAATCGTTTGGGTTGGCAAAGTGTTTATGCGTCGGAAATTGGGCGGCGTTTGCCAAAGAGTATAACGGCCCGGCCTACAAGGGCAACCCGGATACGATCCTTGACGATTATGATTACAAATTGTCGCAGGCCTTCAAAAAATTCAGCTAATCATGGAAACCCTTCTTCTCTTCCTGGTCGTCGCACTTGTTCTTCTCCATGAGTTCTTAGGACCCGGGAGAAGGTTTAGACAGCGGAAACCATATCTTTCTTTCACCCTTTTTTCTAATTATAAAATCTTACACGGAATGAAAAAGCAGCTCAACAAGAGCCAATTTATTGACGACGGTCAGGGTAATCTCCTGGTGACAGGAAAGGTCGACCCGCTGAACGTATCAGGCGGAGAAGTCGAGATCGACGGCCAGCCATCCTACTCTACCAGCGATGAGTCGGTTGCTCTTATAGCAGCCACAGGCGCAAAGACTTTCGCGATCAAATGGGTAGGCGCGGGCGAGGCTAAGCTGACCGGTCTTGGAAAATCTCTGTCAGGCAAAGATGTACCTGGTACACTCGACCTTGTTTTGGTGGACGATACCACTGATGAAGGCGATGGAGGCGATACTGAAGCAGTCGACTTGAACATGACGCTCGATGTGGAAACGGTAGACGTTCCCGATCCTGTCGTGTAATTCTTAACCCGAATAAGGGGATCATCCGGTCCCCTTATTCTTTAACCGGGGAACGGCGGCACCGAACAATAACAAAATGAACAGACAACCTCATGTGGGCGAGACGGTGCTATATTATCCCGCAAAGTCCTTTACTTCTGTCCCGGACCCCAACAATCCTTTTGCGAAGAAGGTAGAGGATCCTGACAAGGATGTAAAATCCAACGGCAACGAAGACGGACCGGTTGCGGCTATTGTAACCCGCCAGTGGGGCAATGGTGGCCCCGCGATACCGCTCATTAACCTTACCATCCTCCCTGATCAGGGGGCGCCAGTATACAGAGCGTCCGTCGCTCATGCTTCCAATAAGGTGGCTGACGGGCAGGCTCACTGGACCTATCTCAACGAATAGTTTGCAGTTTGTTTTCATTGTTTTTCCCGGGGCGTGTCTACGTCCCGGGTTTTATTTGAGGGAACAAGCATTCACCTTAAATAAGCTTAGACCAATGTCGCAGATTAAAATGAGAACTCCGCTTACCTATTATGGCGGCAAGCAGCGGCTTGCTGGCGAGATCATATCCCGTATTCCCACCCACATCCTTTATGCCTCCGTGTTCGCCGGTGGAGCAGCCGAATTTTTTGCCAAGGAGCCCAGCGAGATCGAGGTCCTGAACGATACGAACAAGGAGTTGATCAACTTTTACCAGGTCGTCAAGACGAAATTCATTGACTTGGAGAAGATGATCAAGATCAGTTTGCACAGCCGAGACCTGCACCGGGATGCGTCCGTCATCTATTCGGCGCCTCATCTGTTCACCGACATACAAAGGGCATGGGCGGTGTGGATCCTGTCCACGCAAAGTTTTTCCAGCATGCTGGATGGATCATGGGGCTACGACAAGACCCGGAATCAGACCACACGGAAGATCGAAAGCAAGAAATTGGTATTCACCGAGGAGTATGCGATCCGGCTGCAGAACGTCCAGCTGGAGTGCGCTGACGCCCTTTATATTATCCAAAGCAGGGATACTCCCAACAGCTTCTTCTACTGCGACCCGCCGTATTTCAATAGCGACTGCGGGCATTATGGCGGTTATACCAAGGCCGATTTTCTTCGGTTGCTGACAAAGCTCAGCGACATTGA